AAAAGAGACATGTAATTGTCAAGAAAAAAGAGTTGGTAAAGAAAGAATATCTGTATTTGTAGTTAAACAATTTGATAAACGAACTGAAGATTATAACGAAAAAGAATTAAAGCCTAAGGATGTGTTTTAATGAAAGCAATACCAATAATATATCAAGGAATACAGTTTAGAAGTAAATTAGAATGTAGACATTATAATTTTATGAAAAAAATTGGGTGGAATATAGAATACGAACCAGAGGTTAATGACGTCTATGGATATCAACCAGATTTTGAACTTTTTTCTGAGGTAGATATAAATAAAGATGGTTATCATTATGGTGGATGTAGCTACTCTAATAAAAGATATTTTATTGAAGTTAAACCAATTAGAAGCCAAGCTGAATTTTATGGCGATAACTACAAATCTTTTAGAGATAAAGTTCATAAATCAGGGATATTAAAAAAAGGTACTTTATTTATAGTGGGCAACAATTTAAAATTAAGAACCAATGTTAAGGGTCATTCTGGAGAAAATATTTTTGTTTATGCATTTCGAATGTTAGATGAAGATAAAATTAATAGTCAAGAAGACAGAAATTATAGTTTGTGTAGTTTTTCAGGTTGTCACGAAGGTGATTATAGCGGCATAGGTTTAACAGAATCTTGGAATGATTGTAGAAATGATTGGATTAAAAATAGAACAGGTCAAAAAATTTATTATGATGTTTGTGATCATAATTTGAGTACAGAAGGCTGGAATGCATCTAGGGATAATATGAAAACTTCTATGTTTATAGAAAAATCATGGAATGATGCTTGGTCTAAAATGCAGTGGAGGGGAAATTGAAAACCATTGTATTGGGACCACCTGGCACAGGAAAGACTACAACTTTATTAAATAAAGTAGATAGTTATTTAAAAGAAACAGATCCTGATAGAGTTGGTTACTTTGCTTTTACACAAAAAGCTGCGCACGAAGCAAGAGATAGGGCAATGAAACAATTTAATTTATCAGAAGACGATTTACCATATTTTAGAACACTACACTCACTAGCATTTAGAAAGTTAGGATTAAAAAAAGATCAAGTAATGCAGCCAAGACATTACAAAGATCTTGGAAAAAAATTAGGTTTTCCTGTAGCATACGCAGAACACCAAGAAGATCACGGTATATTTACATCTGATAGTGAATACTTACAAATTATACAATTATCACAACTTAGAAACATAACTCCAGAACAACAGTACAACATGATGGAGCACACACAGGATTTAGAATTAGATAAGTTAAGAATTATATATAATGAATTAAAAAGATATAAAAAAGAATATGCCTTAATAGATTTTAATGACATGATTACAGAGTTTACTAAGTCAGATAAATCTCCAAAGTTTGATGTAGTATTTATAGATGAAGCACAAGATTTATCTTTAATGCAATGGGATATGGCAAAATCTATTTGGAATAAAACAGAAGATACATTTATTGCAGGAGATGATGACCAAGCTATATTTAAGTGGGCCGGCGCTGATGTAGATTCTTTTATTGCACTACAAAATCAAATGATAAACTTACCATTGACACAATCATTTAGAATACCGGCTAAGGTTCACGGTTTAGCGATGGGTATAATTAATAGAATTAGAAATAGAATAGATAAAAATTGGCAACCTAAAACAAACGAAGGAAGTTTGCATAGACATTTTGATATAGATAGTGTGGATATGTCAACAGGTGAATGGTTGGTATTAGCAAGAACAAGACATATGTTAAAAGATGTAGAAGATTCTTTATACAGAAAAGGTTTTTACTATGAAAATAGATACAAAAGAAATTATGAAAAAGATTTGCAAGAAGCAGCAACTGATTGGGAATATTTAAGAAAAGGTCAACCATTAAATTTTAAACAATTAGAAAAAATATCTAAATACATGACTGATAAAAATTTTAATAAGCAAAAAATAAAGGGTATGGCCAAAGAAGGTATGTATGACATGGATACGTTAAAAAAACATTATGATTTAAAAACAAGTGATGAGTGGTACAAAGCTTTTGATGATGCGGGTCAAACTAGAGTAAATTATTTAAGAAAAATGAGAGCTAATGGTGAGTCTTTAAATAAAAAACCAAGAATAGAATTATCAACAATTCATGCAGCAAAAGGTGGAGAGGCGCAAAACGTTGTTCTCTTGACGGATTTAACACAAACGACTATGAATACGTATGAGAGAAATCCAGACGATGAAAATAGATTATTTTATGTAGGTGCAACAAGAACGAAAGAAAATTTACATATAGTGGAACCAAAAAGAGCAAATAAAGGATATATAATATGACACATCCTTACGCTGAAAGCAGAAAACGAGCAAGAAAAAAATGGAGACAAAGTCCTAAAGGTAAAGCATGGGACAAAGCATATGGTCAAAGACCAGAGGTTAAAGCTAGAAGAAAAGAATATAATATTCAAAGAATAATTAAGGAATTAGCAAATGACAGATCAAATATATAAAAAGCAGGTAGGAGGGACTCATTATAAATCTATGGTTATTCAGCCATCAGAATTTATTAACAAAAATAATATTCCGTTTGCAGAAGGAAACGCAATAAAATATTTATGCAGGCATAAACAAAAAAATCAAAAAGAAGATTTATTAAAAGCTAAACATTACATTGACATGGCGATTGATAGAGACTATCCTCAACCAGTGAAAGAAGAAATAAAAAAGAAACCTAACTCATGGGGGATAAATAAATAATGCAAATACCAATTTTTAAACCACAAACAGAATGGCTGCCGCCAGAAGAATTTCCAGATTTATCAAAATATAATGAAATAGCAATTGATTTAGAAACTAAAGACCCAGAACTTATGAAAATGGGATCAGGATCAGTAATAGGTAAAGGAGATGTCGTAGGTGTTGCTGTAGCTGTACCAGGTTGGTCTGGTTATTATCCAATTGCACATGAAGGTGGTGGTAATATGGATAGAACTAAAGTTTTAAAATGGTTTCAAGATGTATTAAATACACCGGCTAC